ACTAAGGTCGAGGAGTGGGGTGTCTACACGGTCGAAGGCAACACATCACCGGAGCCAAGCGACGAACTCTCCGTCGAGCGTGATGGCGATGGCCTGTATGCGAAAAAGCGAAACTGGAGCGAGTTCGGCAAGTTCGGCGGCTTCGGCTTCGTCAACTTCTGACAAACCAAAAACCATCTGTATACATGGGCTTCGTCCGGTAAACCGGGGCCATGCGACAGATGGTTTCTGTTTGGTTAGTTGTTCGTTCACCGATGTGGGAGCACCGGCGAGACTGTTATACATTTACCGCCAGACATGCACCACTTTTTGTTCGTGCTGTGGATTCTCCTCGATGCGGAAACTCACGATGCCATCGAGCGCAGGATGTACAAAGATGATTGCATCCTCAGCGTTCAATCGCTCCAGGATCTCATGTTCGCTCGCTTTGAGGAGCCACAGGAGACCTTCTGGTTTTTCTTCTACGCGTGTGATTTCTTTGTCTGCTGTTTGTTTACGTGCCATATAAAAACCTCCACACCAGTATGGTCTTAAGCGAGTGCTTCCATCGTTATCGGCAAGTGTTCGAGCATTATGTTCTGCACTCCCTGGGCGATGTCTCGATGCTCAAGCTGCGTGTCCTGGCGTGTTCGCAGCTGCACATAATGTATCCACGAGCGGATGCTTCCGCTCATGTACATCGTGGTCGGAGTGCACAGGGGAAGGACCATGCGAGCAGTCTCCGCAGCCATGCCATGCGCGATGAGATCGCGATAGACATCGGTCGCGAACTCGATTGATGAACCAACCAAATACAGCGCGTCCTGCTGCTCTTTGGTCAGTTCCTCAATCTTAGGTAGTGGGAGGCTTGATTGGCGATTGTGAGCGCCAGCGAGGCGCATCTCTGGGACCTCGATGTCCTCGACCACGGTCGCGTATCGTTGGGAAAACTCCTGAAAACTAAAAGACCGATGTCGGAGCAGCTGCGCGGCAATCGCTCTCGTGGTCTTGACCTCGATGCACATCGACGCCATTTCAAAGATTGACCAGTGTCCGTGACCGACGCAATACCGAAGCAGGCGAGTGACGTCAGGATTGTCCTGGTTCGATGGGTTCGAGACTCGAGCGCAATACCCGATTACCTTCTCGGCATCGGGCGTTATCCATACAAGTTTGGTCATTCAACAACCTCCCAGTCATCTTTGAGAAGCTCACTTGCTTCTACGAAACGCACTGGAACATGAGAGCAAATACCACCGTTGGGTACATCCTTATAGATAACAACGCCTGTGATTACTGTTCCATCCTTACGGGTAATTGTGTGGACATATGCGTATTGCTTTTCTTCCCATTCTTGACGACGAGCTTTTAAACGCATCTTCAATCTAATTAATGCTTCAAGTCCTGTCATAGAGTGCCTGCCAATCGTTGCTCGCGTTCTTCCAGTGCGATCTCGGCATACTGCATAATCTGCTCAATGTCGTGAACGTTTTCCGTGTCAAGCCAGAGCGGTGAGTTTCCTTCAATGAAAACACCAACCTGCCATCGATCGGTCATGATGCGGTCAGTAGGGAAATCAAGCCTGTATGACATAAACAGACTGTTTACGTATGCACGCACAGCCTGCATCCCTTGATCGTATCTGTACCAGAGAGCTTTGTTTTCTTGCACAGTGATGCAGTAGCCGTGGCGCATGGCTTCAAAGGCCAGTTCGAATTTCATTGTTTGACCTTAGTTTTCTGTCGCTCCGCTCTACACCTCTCGTTATAGTCACTCATTACAGACAGACTCTTCGCTAAATATATGCGAGTGTAGCGTCCAAACAATGGCCACTGTTCGTTGATTTCTTTCCATGCCATTGAATGCCACTGATGCAATGGAATCCTGTCCTTCATGTCATGACAAGCGGAACAGCACGGAACAATGTCCGTGCCTCCGTTTCGTTCAGGTATTGGCATGTGATCGCCAGTTATCTTCGCGGAGTGACAGTACATCACTCCGCAGTAGAAACATTCAGACGTCATGCGTTCGGATCCTCTTCACCGATAACGAAGTGCGACCCGTTATGATAGCCAGGTATCGGTTTCGGTGTTGGTGCGAGCTTACGCAGTGTGGTCTGCTGTGGCGGTCCTGGCTTGATCTGTGGCCGTGCCTGTTGTGCTTGGATCGCTCCATTGCCATCGTCATCCTCATCGGATGCGAGCGACAGAAGCGCGCTCAAGCTGTAACGTCGACCATACGAGAGCGCTGATCCGAATCCATGCGATGTCTGTTGCATCACAGGGACCTGCACGACACCAGCAATCCACTCACCGCTGGCGTGTATCACACGGCTCTCCACCATGATGCTGGTCGAATGCTCACCGTCGATGGTGTCCAGCACCGACTGCACAACGAACAGACCATGTTTCGCCATCACTGGTCGAACGACCTCCATGATGGCATCGAGTGATGTGTACTTTGAGCGAAACGCTGGATTCGTGCTGTCCTTCACGATAGGCCTGATTTCAGCCTGGGCCTTGACCAGCGCTGGTGCGATTGCACCGATTGTTTCCGACATTGTCATTTCAAACCCCCTATGTGTAATCCTGCCCGACTGAGCGCGTTCCTAAACGCTGTCGTCCAGTTGATATTGCGTCTATCGATGATGGCGCCTGACTGGCTGTAGGACCGCCATATAGACACGTCATTGACCACTGGGCTGATTGCCCGTGCAATGGCTGGCCATTCGTCCTGGCGTGTCTCATACGCTTGACGCAGACAGTCAAGGACATGTGCGAGTGCTTCATACTTCGTGGTGCGAATCGAACGTGCCCACTCGATCTGTTTCTCGGACCCGCTCATCACAATCGGATTGGGCTCGAGGAGTCGCTGTGTCAGTGACCATGCGCGTTCAGTCGAACGCTTCGACTCACACGCGGCGCAAATCTCAAGCGTCGACGCCATCATGGCCATCTTGTATTTGAGGTCCCCCTGCGTATATCCAACCGTAATGAATGCGGTATGACCGCACTTCCAAGTCAAGTCAACCCGTTCCTGTGTCATCCTGTCCCCCTTAGTTGATTGTTTTGTAGATGTAGTCCCAGTCGATGATGTTGCTGTCAATCCATTTCCACATATGTTGATATGCGTCAGATTGTTCGCTCAACATGCACAAACACTCCATGCAGATAACTTCAATAAGTCCTGGTGACAGTTCTTCGTACGTGCGAATTACGTCATTGCATATTTCTGCCATTGTTATGGTTTCAGTGTTTGCCTTCATTGTCCTGTTCCTTCGTGTGGTGTCCGCCACATCGACATCCTAGCACGGGTTGACATACTGTGTCAACTGTGTGTATAACGATGACATGATTTACGGACATACACAGGTGGATATCGCTGAAAAACTCGGCATCCACAAAAGCGCAGTGTGTCGGATGCTCTCCGGCGCTCATGCTGTCAGACAGTCGACCGTCAAGCGCATCGCTGATGCCATCGGTCGAAGTGAGTACGAAGTGCAGCTGTGGATCCTGTGCAAGCGTACAGGACAGACTCTCCCACAATAGACAGAATAGGACTAGGACAATGGACACAAGAAACATCAAACTTACATGCATCGAATGCCATCGCACGAACGCGGTGCCTTATGGTCGTGGACATCGCATCTGTGACATCTGCTCACAGCGTGAGCTCAAGCGTGAGCGCCGCCTCCGGACCCAGCGCCGCATCCAGATGCTCGGCAGCTTCGTCGTGGTTGTCCTGGCTGTGTGGACAGCATGCGCCATGGCGTCCGACTGGAACACGCCAAACTCACCAGATCACCGTGCACATCAGGCGATGCAAGCTCGTGACTGACGCCATCACAACATGGTCACAGTATCGGGGCAGTAGACGCACGAGCACCACTGGACTCCTGACGCCCGATGAGGAGTTCTTTCTCGGACGCATGGTCCAGAGTGGTGTCCAGCGTGACAAAGACAAAGCGACCGCTGAGTTCGTCAATCACAACGTCCGAATGGTCAGCGCAATCGCCAAGAAGTTTCGTGGTCGTGGATGCGAACACGAGGACATGTTGACCGATGGAATGCTCGGACTACATCACGCGGTCCAGCGCTATGACCCGTCACTCGGTCACCGCTTCTCGACATACGCCACGAACTGGGTCCGGCAGGCTATTGGACGTGGTGTCGAGAGTCGTGGTCGAGACATCCGTCTACCGTCACACGCCATCGCGAAGCTGTCTCACATCAGAGTCTCGCGCCAGGAGTACATCGCAAAGCACGGTGAGACTCCAACACCGGCGGAACTGCTCGCGTACGTCCGAGAGGTCGTGCACACTTACCCGCGATACCTTCACAAGCAAATCGAATCACTCGATGTCAAGTCGCTCACGGAAATCCTCCAGCACGACGTCAAGCTGGTCTCGAGTATCGATGAGCCAAATGCCTACGGCCAAAGTCGATACGACTTCATGCCGTCGAATGAACCTCCAGTCGGTGACCGTCTAGACAGAGAGATTCTTTACGCGCAGCTGCGAACAGTAATGGAAGTACTGACGGACCGCGAGATTGCATGTCTACGCCTTCGCTTTGGATTCGACGGTCTGTCGGATGGTCGCTCACTCGAGGACGTTGGAATCCTAATTGGTTACAGTCGCGAGCGCATCAGGCAGATCCAGGTGCGCGCCATTGACAAACTTCGTGTGGCTGCTGGGGCTGATGTCCTGGCGGAGATTTTTGAGAGGATGGAACTATGACAGAGTCAGAACAGCAGATCGCGTTTTTCAACTGGTGCCGCGTGATGAGTGGTAACGATGCGCGCCTGGGAACAATCTTCGCTGTGCCGAATGGCGGCTATCGAAGCAAGGCCACAGGTGGCCGCATGAAGTCCGAAGGACTCAAGGCTGGCGTCTGGGACATCTTCATCCCGATCCAGATGGGGCAACACTGCGGGATGTGGATTGAAATGAAGGCGGGCAAGAACAAGCTGACATCAGGACAGATCGCATTTCGCGAGTCTGTTGGTGATGCTTATCTTTGGTTTGTCGCCTATTCCTGGGACGAAGCAGTCGAAGCGACATGCAAGTACTTAGGCATCGCGAGTGGCATCAACTAACAGCTGCGCGTTGATCTCATCGGCGAGCTCGATGCTGTGCATCTCACAGATGAGGTACCAGACCGCTTTCAGTAGATCGTCGTTCTTCTCTTCGTTGGGTTTAGAACCTGCGCGGAGTAGGTACTTCAAGGCATTCCCTCGTTTGAAGTCGAG